GGACTCCAACTGAGTAATACTAGGCCCTGACAAGAGGTAGCCAGGAACCCTGTTGGGGTAATCACGTTCCCTAATGGAGGAATCGACATCGGTTACTCCTTATCGAAGGCCAGTATCGGTCTTTGGTTCCGGCTTGTTTCCTTCGTGCATATGAAGATCGATGAAGTTTGCCATTGCTTGCATCAAGCGCTCCGGCGACTTCTCATGCATAGCGCCCATCATGTCTTGAGCTGCTGCATGCCTACCATCCATGGTTCCATCTTCATTCTTCACAACTTCTGGCTTCATTGGAGTGGGGGACATAGTCCGCTCCCCCATCCCGTTTCGCTTGGCCATAATTGTCGTCACTGCTTTTTTATGGTCAAAAAACATATTTATTATTGTCCTTGCTGTGTGATTACTGAATTACTCATCCAGAAGCTCATTCCAACAACGCTGCCTGTAGTAGGAGCAGTCGCAGCACCTGAAGTATTCAGGCACTGAGCAACAAGATAAGATCCTGCTCCTTGTCCTAATACCGAAGGTCCGTGACTTACGATGGTTTGATTCCCATCTCCGATTGCTTCGACTGACATAATTCCAGAATTAGTGGATGATTCCACCACTCCAGTTCCAGTCCCTGAACCCGTTGCTGTTGCAATGAATGTAGCTCCAACATTAGGAATAATTCCTAATGGCAAGCCCATCGCATTCCAATTAGCTGTAGTGCTGGTTCCAACTGATACAATCACATATGCAGCGCCAATTGTCAGGCCAGAACCAGTCGAGATGCTGATCGGTGTTCCGCTTACTGGGGAGACAAATCCAACATTTCCACCTAGGTATGCATTGTAGTTATCCTGGAATACTACATAGATCAATCCAGCTGCTAAGCCGCCTGCTGATGGAAGCCCTGGAGCGCCAACAGCGGTATAGCTAACAGTCAGGCTGCCTACGCTAGAGGTCGTTGCAACACTGAGTGTGATTGCCGAAGATGATTGGATAGCAACAATGGTCGAACCTACGACAACTCCGCTTCCGCTAACTACCATTCCGACTTTTAGGCTGGATGTCCCACCTGAAATGCCGTCAATAATAGTCGTGGTATGGGACGCTCCTACAAAGCTTGCAGTGGAGTGCATATATACTCGATATACGCCGCCGCCCTTAAGTGACCGTACGCCAAAGCCTGAGCCATTAGCCGGGTCTATAATAAAGTTACAATTCATCTGTACCAGTTTCCGCTCAAACGAGTGGAGGAACTGGTTAGTCCATCTATTCATGATTACTCCCTAAGGTTGGGAAGGATACGAGTAAACCGCCCCCGGGTTACAAGGCAGGGAGAGGCCGAAACCCCTCCCCACAGTTTAGTCAGATTAGAATTCTAACAATTGAACTGTTACTACACCGTTGTGTCCCGGTCTTAAACAATACATGTTAACATAACTTCCAACCCGTAATTCCGCTTGATCTTGGCCTGGAATTCGCAATATTTCTATGTCATCTAAATATTTCAAAATATGAGGAGCAGAATTTTGGGACCGAAGTACCCATGAATCCGCTTCCAAAAGATAGATCAATCCATCTGGACAGTTACGATCTGGGAACAAACTAATCTCAGAGTTAGCGCCATTGATCATGATGCCGCGGAATCCGATCTCGCCAACGGTTTCATTGATGTACTGAATCTTCGAACCCAAAGAGATCGAGAATGCAGTCCAGGTTGCATAAGAGCATAGGCCCGTATCAACACGTCCACCGTTCTGAGCAATTCTTCCTGATCCTTGAAGGACAGCTTCTTCCAAGCTTAGAGCAGAACCGTCAAAAGAAACACCGGCTAAACGCTGAGTATCCAAGTTACGATTAACACCAAAGAAAGAATCTGAAACTGGAGGTCCACCAACTGGTAACCATGCAGCTAGACCAGCAAGCTTTAGCAAGCTGTTAGTGCCGCTAGATCCTGAAGGCTGGAAATTGTTGTTCACAGTTGTTGGCAAGTCACCAGCTGTTGCTAGCCAGTAAGTTGCAGGCCAATCAGAAGCAATGTTAGTAGAGCAAGTTACAGTCAATACGCCTGTATTCCTGTTTACAGCAGTTACTTGAGCAACGTCTGTTGGAGCAGTACCCGAACCATCTACAAATTGAACAGCTACGATGAATTGATTTGCATCAAACTGCACAGCATCATCTGGATTGGTTAAAAGGACAGTATAAGTAGTTCCAGTTACGTTTGCTACAGAGGTGATCTGAGCAACAGTACCAGCACCGTTGCGATACATTGCTGATGCAAGACGGTTGGTTGCAATCTGCCAAGCGGCATCAATCATCAACTCACTTCCGTCAATAAAAGCTCCAGGATCAGTCTGAGCGGTTGCAAGCAGCTGACCGTCAATCGTTGCGACAGCAAAGTCAGCAACGCGTGTGATCAAGAACTCTGCGACTAGCGGAGAAGCCTGATTGGCATATGCAGTTGAGAATGTGGCAGAACCAGTCGAAAGGGAATAGATTACCGGATTTGGAAAATACTTACCTTCGAAACGTTCTTCTTTTTTGATTTGGGCTAGCCATGGATTATCTTTATAAGTGAGCCATTGTGTTTTCTGGCCATCATAGAGCTCTTTATAAATACCGGGTACGGTACTTGCTGACATTGCATTAGACATTAGACACCTCGAATTATGAAATTAAGCAGCTACGTATGCAGCGACTTAGGTTCGTGTCTTATGCTCGAGGTCTCTAAATGAGCAAGGGGCTGTAAAGCAAGACGGTCCCTACCTATAAGGGATATGGCTTACATGCCGTTTCGAAGTTTATTGATCAGTCTTTCTCGTTTCTGACCTTTCGTCTCATTCCTGGCTTGTCTCATCGAGGCCATTGAGGAAGTTGAGGCAGAAGTAAGGGTCCGAGTGCTATTGATCGCAGGCTTTTGAACCTCTACCGGTCCAGCAGAATGGTTCGTGATAAACTCTCGGGTTCGGGTAGGGGTCTTTGTTGTAGATGGAGCAGGTGCTTTAGTCTCTACGGGTTGACGTTTTCTTATTCCACTCATAGCTTTGTCCTTCTCTTCATAATAGTCCTCAGCCATTTGAAGAGCTTCTTCAGGCTTCAGGAGTTCCTTGCCTTTAGAGTCTTTAAACACTGAGGCAGTTAGTTCATAGGCTAAGTCTTGGGCTTCTTCACCGTAGTAAGCGCAGTATTCAAACTTTTCCTTGTTTGATTGAATGGTTTTCCCTAATTCCGATTGGAAAGTCTCAATAGATTGCTTGTCCACCATAGCCTGATGTTCCTGCTCTTTCTTGAGCTGGGCATCTTCAAAGGCTTTAATACGCGCTTCTGTAGCTCCTTCGGCAGCTTTGATTGCTTTCTCTTCGGGGGTTAAATCAGGAGGAGACTGTGCTGCAAGTGCATTAAAGATCTCGGTATCTGTGAATCCGAAAAGCTTCATAGCGCCGAGGGGATCTTTGCCTCTGAGGTCCTGGAACTGTTTGTAGACCTTCATCGGTTCTTCTAGTTCCTTACGATCAGCAATCACCTGTTGCCTCAAACGGACAATCTCTGCTTCCTTCTTTGCAAACTCATTGAAACGCTGGGATTTGAGAGGTTCTGGCTGTGCTGTCGTCGGTATGTCACCGCTGGTTTCAGCTGGGGTTGGCTGGCTCTCTTGGACCGCTGGTGGGGCTTGTGTCGTCGGTTGTGTTGGAGCTCCATATAATGCCATTGCCGATTCTTTACTCATCTAATTTCTCCTTTGAGTGCTGCCCCTTATAATCTAAATTTTTGATGTCCAAGACTATATCTTTCTTGAGAATCATTGTCCCCTTATCCCTGTCGAGGTTAAAGATAGAAAGAACATCCCCTATTTCAAAATGAACTATGCTATCTGGTTTTTCTATAGTTACCGACACTCTTATTTCAAATGGCATTGTTATGAATTCTGGACCTGTCATGCAGCTGCTCCTTGTGGAGTATTCTGCAATAACGGACTTGTAGGGGTTGGTGTTGGATTAGCCTGAGGTGCAACTGGAGGCTGCATTGCCTGAGCTGCTTGAGCTTGGGTATTATTGATCTGCTCTAAGAAGTCTCGGACTAATTGAATCCGATCTTCTGGAGCTCCCATGTACTCAGCGTAGTTGATATATTGCAAAGCTAACTGCTGACCCATCTGCGCATCCATGAATCCAGGTTCATAGACCACGGACTTCTTATCGTCTAGCATCTGTTCAAAGACCTGATGCAATCGATCCTCTGCGGCGTTAGCCAAAGCATCATTTACTTCGATGTCAGGCATAGCCAGCAATCGTCTAGCGGTCCTAGGACTTACCATCCCAGCTTGTGCGAGCTCTTGCACCTCACTTAGTCTACCAGAAATATCATCAGACAGCTGAGAGGTCGGATAGGCTCTAAGGGTAAATTCTTCCTCGCTTAAATTGATATCAGCCCAATCAATGGTCTCAATGAATCTCTTATCAGGGAAGATAACTTCATACTTCCCATGTGTCTTGTAGATGTCTTTGACTATATTTATTGCTTGTCGTGCTATCTCCAGGGCAAACGCCTCCTGATCTTGCATCATGAAAGAGAATCGATCATCGGATACTTGGACTAGAGTTCTTAAAGCTTTCCCCGATTCAACTCCTAGTGGTGCTTCACCAGTCGTTGCCATGCGGCTAATCCCTTCTTGGGACATCCCATAACCCATCAATGCATCAATCCATTGCTGTAATTCAGGGTTTGTAGCAGGAGGCGTCACATATTGAGGAGGAGTGCCAGTGTAATTAATTATGGTTGCAATATTATTATCCAAATGCTGAGTGACAATCTTACTTCCTGTCTCAATTAGAATTTTAAATGATCCCTGCATCCAGAGCGATCTCTGCTTCAAGATCATACAACGATTAATTTCAGATTGAATATTCTGAAGCCGCTCTGCAATCCCTTGGCCCCAATACCCGACTTGTCGTCTGGCATAACGCAGATGAGCAAACGGGAAGTAATCCTTGTCGTATTCAAAGCACAGAGCCCCTTCTCCGATACAAATAGCGCGGACGCCATCAGTTGCATTTGGTCCTGATCTCAGATGCCAGCTCTCGGTCACGCATATGATATCAGCAGCTGTTCCAGTTCCTCCTATCTCATCGTAGGAAGCAGGAGCCACCTTGGCTATGGACTCTTCGAGTTCTGGAAACTGCTCAAACGCTACATCCCGATCAATGAACTTAACCCGATGCATCTGTCTTGGGTTATTGCTTATAGCTTCAATAAGATCAACAAATAGCTCATGAGGATAGACACGCTCTATACATGCCTTCTTATTCTCTGAGTCTTCATAAATATGGACTAACCCATCGCCCCATACAGCTGCGTCAGTAAATGAGACGACTGATTTCTTGTGAACTTTCTGATTATAGAACAAGCCGTAAGCAAACTTAGTAAGCTGCTTTGCCTTCTTCTGAGCACTCCAGTCCCCACCATTAGTAACAAAGGTTGGGACGATCTCGTTTTTGCTCATCTTAGCTTGAAGAGTATCCACGCATGACTCAATCAAGTTGTATGAGACGCGTGAAGAGTTAGGATTAGATCCGTTCATAGACGCAGAGCGTGTGAAAGCAGATCCAAGAGGACTTGTAATGCTCGAATTCCCGTAAAGTCTTGTGGAGGTGACAAGCTGTTGAGACCGTGGTCCCTGATGGTCTGCAATGAACTTGATCGTGGCATCAACCGACGCTGCCATGTCCTTTTCGTCTAAGAGATACCATTTGAAATTAATTAATCCGTTATTGTCTTCTAGCTTCGGAGCTCGAATGACTCTTCCCCTTGAATCCGTCTGCGTCATGCTTGAACGTTCTACTCGTGTTGCCATTTATTCCCCCTGTGTAGCTTTCATTTGTGCCGCCACTCTTTTTTTAGAAGCGCTTATAGCTTCTTCGAATGGAATCAATTCTTTAAGTTGCTCATACCTGGTTTCAATCATTTTATCTATGCAATATCTCATATGATCTAACATGGCGTCGGCTACGGGCATCGAAATTAGCATGATATCAGGAAGTAGTTTTTTGATTGCTTTGCTTATGCTTTTCTCAATCCCCTCTAATATTTTTTTTCTATCCAATTCCGTCAATTTGATCTCTTTGTTTATTCGTAATTTCATTTTTGTTCTTCCCTAATCTGCTTCTTATGCTCTTCCTCTTTCGCTAAGATCTCATCATAGTAAGGTGTCGCATAGTATAAGAGCTTCTCCGCACTCATCTCATCAGCAGCCGGATCCCGGAAGAGGTTCTTCATCTCTGCATCAGACAATGGAACTTTAACTGGAGCTGGAGCAACAGGCGCTACGGGTACACCATTGCTTTGCGGTATGGGGATTGTCAAAGGCACTCCATAGTACAAGAGCTTCTCCGCACTCATCTCATCAGCTACGGGTAGAGACGCTACCGACGCATGCGACGCAAACTTCACCTTCAACGATGACTCAGCATCCGTGCATTCAAACTCAGATGCCCCGAGTGACTTTGCGTGGGTTAAGATCTTTTCGAGTTCTTGTAGATTCATTTTAAATTCTCCTGTTTTTCATCATATAAGCCCGGATCATTGCTGCATGTTCTATCTTTTTTAAATGCATTGCCCGATCCATCGCTGATGTCTGCCTTTGGGTTGCCCTCTGATATTTAAATAGAGATATTGCTTGCTTGATCTTGAAGACTACAAATTTGTACAACAGAACTAAGAATGTCATAAATCCATCCCCGATAAATTCCAGATAGCATCCTCGTTATCTTGATCCTGCTGGAATTTAATTTGCTTCTCCAGATTCTCTTCCATAAGCTTCTGGGTATATGCTACATACTGGTTCCTGTCACGCAGATCTGGTTTCACTCCAGCTGCCTTCGAGAGAAACTGATAACAGAATCTCCAGCTATAGAGAAAACTGTCACATAAATGGTTTGCACAATTCGGATGCTCCTCTCGCTTTAGACTCTTATCATTCCAAATGAGATTTAGCATCTCATCCTTGAGTTCCTGACATTCATCCGATAATTTAATGCGCCCCTGAATCATTTCAGCGTTCATAATCTGGATAAAATCTACCTTCCCGGTCTTATCAGCAGTCGTGAGGCCTACATCATGGCGCTTTTGCATCTCCATAACAGCCTGCTTGTTAGCTCCGTCTATGACAACCCGGTCTATTCCATATTCTTTCTTGTACCATTTGATCTTGTTGGCAACGTCGGTGACATCCATCTCTGTCTGCTTGAAGCAGGTGATCACATAAAGACAAGGATCATGGTCGTGGAAAGCAACAACAACAAAGGCGCTAGGATCAGGATCGTATCCAAGATCCACTCCAAGAACGTATTGCCATTTGGCCTTGTGTTCCATAGGGCGATGATTGCACTCATTACGACCATAAGCGAAACGATAAACCAGCTTTTCAGTATCAATAACCCATTCATTTAAATACCATTGTTTAAATAGCGGCGTCTCCATGAAGAGGGGACGATCACGCTTGATTTCATCTAGCTCTTGTTGCCATTGCTTTGCGATATGGGGATTGTCAAAGGCACTCCACTTGAAGAGCTTCCAACCTTGCTCTCTGCCTGTTGTGATATCGAAAAAGAGACCAGTTGTAAGATTTCCAGAAGTGCCGAGTAGACATATCGTCCCTCCTTGATCCACTGTTGCTGGCTTGAGAATCCCGTACACAAGTCTTCTAAGATCCACATTAAAAGATGCTGCCTCGTCGATAATGACAAGCTTGTACTTTTTTCCCAGAAGCTTTTCCATCTCCTCTTCATCAGCATCAGCTCCCGTGACGTAGATAATTGAACCGTTTGCCGTGGTCGCCGTGAGCTCTGTGCCATTGAATGTCATCTCCAAGTTATATCGTTTGTTAATGTCCTTTAAGACGTCCTTCCAGACTATCCCCTTCGAGGACAAACGAGTAAGCCCTATGAAGAGGCAATTCACTCCAGGGTTCCTAAGCGCCTCTTCTACTAGGTATAGGCCTCCGGTGTAAGACTTAGCAGCCCGTCGGGTGCAGAATAGTGCCTTGAGCTTTGTTGGATTCTGAATGAATTCTAGCTGCTTTGGGAATGCAATGTCCTGGACCCTGAATTGGTTCGTTTGATCTTGGGCATAGAGCTTTGAGGCCTCTAATGCACATGCATCATACAACTCCTGATCCATTCTTAAACTCCTCAGCCCCTTTAGCCCCTCTTGCTTTCGCAGTTTTCAGATCCTGTTCCCCCTTAATGACTGCCTGCTTCATCATCTCAAGCTTCATCTCCGGGCTCATGTCTGAGAGAGGATTCACGCGTTCAAACTCAATGGACTTAAGCCTTGGGTAAGAGAAGTGAGCCATGTCTCGTGCTGTGTCCGAAGCCACCTTGAGATAGGTTGCAGCTGTTCCGATAATGGAAAGAGCTTCTCGCCTCTCATCACAACCCTTAGCTTCTTCCTTGAGGGCTGAATACGTAGTCATAGCTTCATTGCAGCAGAAGATAAGAGTTGCAGCCACGTCAAAGCCGTGTGCTTCTAGTTTCTCTTTGAAGTCGAGCGTCGACTTATTGAGGGAGCCTTTAGGACGTCCAGGTGGTTTTGATGGAGCTTTTTGAGCCTTCATGCCGAGTCTATCCTCTCTTTGGCAATCTTAAAATAATCCGCTTCTTTTTCAATTCCAATGAAATGAAATCCCAATCGTTTCGCAGCGACCCCTGTACTTCCACTTCCCATAAACGGGTCTAGCACCGTGCCTCCTGATGGAGTAATCAGGGTTATGAGGTACTGCATTAGCTTGGTGGATTTGGGTGTGGGATGGGTGTTGGTAGCGCCTTTGTCTCGTTTGGAAGCTTTAGAGCAATAGAAAAAGCGGGATGCGCCGCCGGAATCAAAATATAGAGAATTAGCTCTATTTGGATTATCAGAACCATCTCCAAATATCCCTCCGCGTTTGCCTTTAGTTCCGCCCCCCGATTGCAACTCCCCACTCTGGGCATCCAACTCAGCTACAGCACAGCCTGGCATACATCCGGACAGTTTTACTGTGCCATCTGGACTCACCCACCCGTCATCTAGACAGTCTGGGTTGTGTGAAAGGATCAGGTTGGAAGGGAAACGACCTTGTGGTTGATTATATTCGCCCAAATCTGAAACGTTAACCTGATTAATGCCGCCTGGATTCATTGACCTAGGTGCTCGTCCTTTAGTGTACGCCCCACCATTTAAATTATCTGTGGTCCCAATCCTACTCGCATCTATATTCAGCCCCCCCGTGCCATGCTTCAATACGTTCTTGGCTACGGTGTCCTCGCTTGTGGGTTTGCGGATTAGCCACCAAATTTCATGTGCGGGTTTTAAATTTGTCCCGAACCCTTTCGAGAATTCTTTTTTGAGTTTGCCACATTCGCTGCAATACAATCTTCTTTGTGATGTTCGATCCAATGCGTCTTGTGATCTTTGTAAAGTTTTAGATTCTCGATCCGATTGTCCTGAGTATTGTGGTTGATGTGATGCACCACTTCCTTGGCTTTCAAATGACGTCCCAAGTGTTTCTCCATTACTAAGATATGCTCCAGCACATAACCGTTGTGCCTCGCTCTCGGATGATCCTGATTGCGAATCATCACATAACCCTTGTCCGGTTCTAAATACCGTCCCCCCTTCCAGGCTGGATTTAGATTGCCCGACATCTTTTGACTGTATGTTTCGTTGGATGTTTTTGTCCAGCCCTGCCGTCCCAAATGAGCTATGGCTTTCAGTTGTTGGTTGATCTTTGGATTCATGCTTCTCCAACGTCCCATGCATACGTAGCTGCAAAATTTCGCCTTCGATAGTGCTATTCGGCTCTTGGGGGTGAATTCTATTTTGCATATCTGACAAATTGGTCTTGGCTTTTTTGGTCTCGACATATTCATTGCACATACACACTAATGCATCTTTACGCAACTGCTTATCCAAATCCATGCTTTTCGGAAATCCACTACCGAACAGGTGACAGATTTGGTCCCGTATCTCAAACCCTGCAAGCTCTAACGCGGTGGCAGTCCAGTGTGAGGTGCGTGGAATGGCCCACACTAATCCGTGAGCACCGGGTTTCATTATTCTCAGACACTCCCTGTAGATCCCCGTCATCTTTCCAATGAAGTCTTTACTAGAATCCCACTTCTTACCCATGAAGGAGATTCCAGCAGGAGGATCAGTAATTAATGAGTCCACGGAGCAATCCTCAATCTGACTCAATACATCTATGCAATCGGCCTGATATAATCTCATCTACTCTTCGTCAGCAATCCAATGCAGCTCACAAACCTTAATATTGGGCCATGGAACCAGAAGAATCCGCTTGGACTTCCTTCCCTTAATCTTCACTCCTAGCGGAGTTACTTCCATAAGTCCGTCCCGAGTCGCTGTGAACGTAGGCTTTCCTCCTGCAAGCTCTGAGGACTGATGAAGATGAATAGTCTTTGCATATGTTTTGGTTGGCTTTGGGGTCATTGGGGTCTCCTGTGGGGCGATTGCATTAATAGTCAACGCTGGAGACAATAAACCCTCCAAGGTCGCTTTGTTCCTGGATCCTTTAGTTCTGGGCATGTACTTCTCCTCTGTTGAATAATAAGAATGGGTTGTAGGTTACGTCTTTGAAAGCTTCTCGATTTAAGATCTTCTTTGCTATAGAGGTTCGATGAGTGATGGTGAATGTAGGCGTGACCTTTAGCTTAAAAAGGCTCTTGGCAATCCCTTGCTTACGAAAGACTTCTTTCACATAGCAATAATGTATAATTGGGGCTACAAAATCGGCGACAAGATAACCAAAGACCACGTCATGTTCATCCTTTTTGCAAGCGACTAGCACATGACTGTTCCCCAAGAATTCATCGATGACATATCGATACTCCTTCATGAACGTGGACTTCTTAACGTCCCATGTAGAGGCATAAGATTCCAGCCAGCTAGAGTAAATGAAGGGAATGTCTTCTCCTCGAACGTTTCTAATGTCCCAGTCGTACTGCAAGTGCCCAAAGGGTTGGAAGTAAGTATCAGTCATACTTCAAGAGCCTCTTGTACTTTGTAATCACCGTCTTGACTCTCCATTTCTTAATCTGCAAAGCCTTATAAATCCGGGTCAGAAACATTCCTTGCACATACAGAGTTAAGATCTCCCTCTCTAATGCCGGGATCTCTTCTTGGGTTAAGAAATGCTCGACTTTGGTGTAAAAGATCTCAACTGCCGACCGGTTCTCAAAAGCGTTACTACGACGATCAATGTCTCTAAGTGCTCCGCTTGGAAGCTCAATATCCTGGAAGCCTTCTTCCTTAAGTTTCTTGTACCATTCCTGCTTAAGTCTTTTGAGGTCTTCATTCTTTGGGTTCATTCATGGATACCACGTTATCCACAACTACTATTGGCTCAGCTTTGGCTGCATTCTTCTTGTCTTCCTGCTCCTTGATCGCATTCAGCATAACCGGCTGAGGTTCGGGCTTAAGCTTTGCAAGCACTGCAAACCAATGACCAATCAACTTGAGGACCTGAGCCCATTTCATCGTCGATCTCGCTACTGCTAACAAGACATGACATGCGGCCATCTCTGCTTGCATACCGGGGCGTTGTTCATGGAAGCTTACCTTACTGTCTTCCATCCGTAGCTCCTGATAACGGTTCTCGATGAACTTAACTAACGGCATGCAACTCACTTGGCTTTTCTTTTGATGCAAGCTCTGCAACTTCAATCGTCTTCATCTCATGGATCAAGCCATTGAGCTTCTTTTCAAGAGCTGCAAGATGGACTGGCATCTCATTCTTCATCCGGTGAACTAGGTCACCCAGTTCCATCGCTGCCTGGGAATAATCCCTAGATACATCAGCTCGAGTTCTTTTAATTCCTGTTGGTGTTTCTGTTACGGCGGTATTGACTTCCATTAATTCTCCTTGTCAAGTATTATCGTATAGTGGATATCATACTAAGACGCAACTACAAAAGAAAAGATGGAATATTCGGCACGTTATTAGGCCCAATGGATTTATTCCTTTGTTACACTCTAGAGCATTCCGATGAGAATTGTGAACCGATTGTTCCACGTGGAGCATTCCAATGTGTTAGGGGGATTCATTCTCTTAAGCATAGCCTCCATCCGTTTGAAACGTTTGAGGTAAAGGGAGTGCCTGGGCATTCAGGGATTCTGTTTCACGTAGGGAATTACAATCAGGATACAGCCGGGTGTATTTTAGTAGGCCAAGAGATCTTAAAGACTGGTGCTGTATGGTCGATAAGTCATTCCCGTTTGGCCTTTGAGCAATTAATGACTATACAAAAGGCTCTGAATAAGTTTGAATTGGTTGTGGAGGAAGATGGAGGGCGTCATGAAAAAGATTAGAGTGATATCGCTTTTCTCAGGATGCGGAGGGGCAGATCCCCTTTCTGCTGTCGTAAAATTTACAACAGAGGACGTTCTTGAAGTTTTAGGGTATCCACTAACAACTCTGGTTGACTTGACCCGTTCGAAACGAGGGAATGCACCTCTATTCACCCCAACATGGCAATCAACAAGTCGAGGACGAGGCAATCCTGATCTGTACTCGTTTGGCGATCTTGTTATACTGTCAGTCTTTCGTCACACGAAGCTACTTGGTGTCCCAAGAAAATGGATATCAGAGTTCGTTAGCATGGCCAAAAATTTAGGACGAGGACCCAACAAGGACAACCCTCTTCATCTTGATTTTGATCAAATGAATACACCCATTATTTTGGCGATTCAAACAACAGGCCCCCGGTTGCCTAGCCGTGAAGAGCGCAAAGCACCGCGCTTAGAAATTCGCCTTAATTTAACAGAAATTCACCACGACGTAAAAGAGCGACTGGTTTCGTTAGGGAAGGTATAGATTTTATTTATTGCAATTGTTGAACAAGTTCGAATTAATTGTGGAGGAAGCTTATGAACTGGATCATACAAAACTGGAATAACATTCTTACCGTCTCATCAGCAGTGCTTGCATTAGGAGTCGCAATCTCGCACTCGATGCACAAAGAGGACGTGGCTTCGAAGCTACTGGATCTTCAGGCTACGATGATTGATCTTCAGAAGAAATAGCACCGTTTGGGTGTGCTACCGGAATCCTCCTAGTCAGCGCTAACTTAGCTATCTGTCTGGCTTTCTTACGCTCACCATCGCATTGCTTACAGATGTTTCTGTATCCGCTAGGAGCCTCATCACGTTTTACAAACCGGATCTTTGGCAAACTCTTCTTACACTTACTACACACTTTAGTCTGGATCACATAACCCCACTTTCAATACAGCGTTGCACTCATCAGGCATGCCTTTGAGTTGAATCTCTTTATGAACAGTTATCTTCCAAATCCTGCAATCATCAATACCAATTTTCTCACATATATTATCCAGCATCGCTTTTATTCTGTTGTCCAGATCAAGGCGCTTCGGAGTCAAATCCTTGCACAGAATTCTGCTTTGCTCAAAGAAGAAGTCTATCGTAATCTCAAATGTATTGCGTTTTGGAACCTTGTTGACCGCCTGCTTAACCTCTTTAAACAGCGCCCTATTCTTAGTCCACCATAGATCCATCTGTTTTTCCCAGTCTCGCATCTCTTTGGATTTGAAACGCCGACCATACTTTCCCGTTGCATAAGCTGCATTCACAGACGGTCCGAT